CAATGGGCATGTTTGCGCCCTATGGCACCAGACATGATGCCTATCATCAAACAAAGTAAGGTTGACAGTAGAGTGTTTTATCATACTGGACACGGACATTTGGGTTGGACTCTAAGTCCAGCAACGGCAAAGCGTTTGGTAAACTTAATTAAAGAGTAATAATGAAAAAAATTCTTGTAACTGGTGGGGCTGGTTTTTTAGGTAGTCACCTGTGTGATAGATTAGTAGCAGAAGGTCATCATGTCCTATGTGTAGACAACTACTTTACTGGCAGTAAAAAGAACATTGAACATTTGCTGGATTATAAAAATTTTGAAGTCATTCGACAAGATATATGCATTCCGTTATATGTAGAAGTAGATGAAATATACAATTTGGCATGCCCTGCAAGTCCTTACTATTATCAGTTAGATCCAATTCAGACTATGAAAACATCTGTTATCGGTGCTTTTAATATGCTCGGGCTTGCTAAACGCACTGGTGCTAAAATTCTACAGACTAGTACTAGTGAAGTTTACGGTGATCCCCACCAGCATCCGCAACAAGAATCTTATTGGGGTAATGTAAATCCAATTGGTACTCGTAGTTGTTATGATGAAGGTAAACGTGCTGCTGAAACACTATTCATGGATTACTACCGTGAACATAATGTTAAGGCCAAGATTGTGCGTATTTTTAACACATACGGACCTAGAATGGCCGAAAATGACGGTAGAGTTGTTAGCAATTTTATTGTTCAGTCTCTTAAAGGCAATGACATTACTATATACGGTGATGGCATGCAAACTCGTAGTTTTTGCTACGTTGATGATCTTTTGGATGCTATGCAGGCTATGATGAATCATCCTGACGATCAGTTTATTGGTCCTGTTAACATTGGCAATCCGGGAGAGTTCACTATGTTAGACTTAGCCCAACAAGTGATTGCACTAACCGGATCTAACAGCCAAATTGTACATAAACCTTTGCCGCAAGATGATCCAAAACAACGTAGACCTGATATTTCACAAGCCAACCAAATGTTGAACTGGACACCAAAAATTCCTTTAGTAAAAGGCCTAGAAAAAACCATTGACTATTTCCGTAATATCGTGTAAAATATATACATATTAACTAGGAGATGTGATGACATTAGATTTTAAAAATACTAGAAACGATACCGAAACTCAGTACAAAATGATTAACAAATTGCTACGGACTGGTGTATTTAATGTAGAGTTTACTAAACTAAATGGAGAAATTCGAGTAATGCCCTGCACACTTGATCCTCTTGTTGTGCCGACGACTCCTGTACCAATTAACGAGGCAAATATTGACAATTCCGCTAACACCAAAAAAGAAAAGCAGCACGATCCGGAAACAATGAGTGTTTGGTGTACTGATAAACAATCTTGGCGTAGTTTTAAAACTATGCGTGTGATTTCTATTAAGGCAATGCAGGCTGATCAAACTCGATGGACTGCTACTCTAGAGCAGGATCCAGAAACAGGTGAACTTATTCTTCCATTTCCTCCTGATATACTAGCACAAGTAGGTTGGGATTTCGGAGATGTTTTAACTTGGAAAGATAATAACGACGGTTCTTGGACTTTACTAAAGAAAGAGTCAAATGGGTAAAATTGGTTTCGCATGCAAGTGGATTGACACCCTCGAGCAGGTCAATGGTATTAAACCTAAAGACGATGCTAAAAAATACAACACCGGTTCCACTACGGTTGCCTGGCTTAATCGCCAGACTCAAGAAGTTGCAGAGCAAAAACTCTGGGACTTAATGACAGGTAACATTGAAAGCATCCGCAAATTAGTAGAAAAGGTAGGCTCACTAGATGATAGACTCAGAATGGTTAGGCTTGGTAGCGATATTCTTCCTGTGTACACTCACCGTGATTGGCAGTATTTTTGGCAGTTACCTGACGTCCGTGCATATTGTGAACGGCACTTTGCCACTGTGGGCGACATTGCCCGTGTTCGTAGTGTACGTCTGTCTTTCCATCCTGGGCAGTTTACTGTGCTGGCAAGTGATAACCCAGAAATTGTTGATCGTAGTATAGAGGAGTTTGAATATCATGTGGATATGGCCAGGTGGATGGGTTACGGCCGATCCTTTCAAGACTTTAAAATCAACGTACATATTTCAGGTAGGCGCGGTCCAGAGGGTATTATTGAAACCTTGGAGAGACTCACCCCAGAAGCAAGAAACTGCATTACAATCGAAAACGACGAAAACGCCTGGGGCATCGAAAGTAGTCTCGAACTCGAAAAACATTGTGCCCTTGTACTTGACATACACCATCACTGGTGTCGTGAAGGAGAGTACATTCAGCCCGCCGACGATAGATTTAAACGTGTAATTGACAGTTGGCGAGGGGTGCGGCCGGCCATGCACTACTCAGTGTCACGTGAGGCTTGGTTGCCAGATCATTGTCCTAATACATTGCCCGACATGACTCAACTATTGAATGCTGGATTTAAGAAAGCAAAGTTGCGTGGACACAGTAATTTTTACTGGAACACGGCTGTAAATGAATATGCTCTTTCATTCTTACCACACGCAGATCTCATGTGTGAAAGTAAAGGCAAAAATATTGCCAGTTTTGAATTATATAATTATGCCAATACCAGAACAAATACGCCTCAACGAACGAGCAATAGACGGCTGGATGTTCAACCAGCGTCGAATAAGTCTAGAGCAGAAACACTCATTATTACCTAGACGATGTTATCTAAGTGGCAAGCAGCTTTGGTTTAAGCGATGCGAAGTAGTGCATTGTATGATTACAGGTGCTGGCGAACCACTGTTTGAAACATATTGGTGCGATCCTAAAGAATTCTTGTTGCACGAATTAAAGAGATAGAAAAAGGACCTTAAGGTCCTAAGGACCTTAAGGTCCTTTTTCAATGAGTAAACAAATTACTTTGTTTTTTTAGTCTTAACTGCTTTAATTGCAGGTGGTTTTTTAACAGCAGTTTTCTTAGCAGGTTTTGTTTCTGCAACTTTAGGAGCACGTGGTTTGCGAGGCTTTTTTTCTGCTACAGGAGTAGTAGATACTGCAAAATCTATTGGCTCTAAATCTAATGCTACTGAAACTGGATCAACTTTAGATTCAGTTACTGGTTGAACAACTTCGCTTTCAAGACTAGGTGCATCAATTTTATATAGCACTTCTACTGGGGGCACTTTTTCTTTTCCTAAAAAAAGTTCTTTTAAAAATTTTAACATGTTAATTCCTTATAATTAAAAAGATGAAATATTTACCTATAATATAATGTAGTTATAGGTAATATGGGCAGTTAACTAAGTTTTCATTATTGCCAAACTCTAAATAAATACTATTATAGAAAATTTATGCTACAAAAGTGGCAATTTTACCTAGAATAAATACGGTATAATGCAGAGGAAACCATGGCTAATCAACAACTAATTAATATCGGAAGTCAACCAAACGACGGAACAGGCGACAGTATATATGTCGCAATGCAAAAAATTAATTCTAATTTTAATGACATTTACACACTGTTGGGATTTGGTGCAGGATTTACATTCCTAAGAATGAAAGAGGCGCCTGCAGGACCTATGGTACCTGCAGCACTTTTACAAGTCAATTCAACAGGTAACAAATTTGAATACAAAACGCTTGTTGCCGGAACTGGAATGCAGATTCTATCAACAGGATCTTCAATTGTAATTACTAATACAAGTTCAAATTTAAAGTCAGATCGAAATCCTACTCTAGCAGCAGACTTACAAGGTCAAAATGCTTTCAGTCTAGTTAACATGGATAATCAAGGGCCGCATGCTGACTGGGATGCTGTTAGTAGAAAGTGGGTATATGAAAACTTTATTAACAGAGACGGTGTTACAAAATACGATAGCACAAGTAGTTTAGAATTTTTCTACGGAGGATTAAGTACTATTAGAGGTAATGTTTCTTTATTACCTCTTCCTACAAATCCTCAACATATTGTTAATAAAGATTACGTCGATAACCTAGTTGATCGCAGCGGTTATGCTAGTAAAACCAACTTCTATGTTGCAATGGACGGCGATGATGCAAGATTTGATTTACCTAGTAACAAAAGAGGTCGTGCGTTTGCTTATGCATTTAAAACTGTAAACCGTGCTGCTCGTGCTGCTGACCAATACATTAATGGCGGTGCAGTTACATTAGGACCATACCAAAAAACTATAACTCATGCCGAGGGTACATTTAAATCAGTTGTAACAGAAGTTACTACTAGCAGTGTATTAAGCCCTAACCTATTTGGTATTCGACTTAGAGTTGACTTAGATCCAAGTTCTGCAAATATTGGTACAGATCCGTTCATTAACAAAAGTATTTTTCCAGGAAACTACCTTGTTGGTGCAAGCAGTGAAGCAGTTGGTAGAATTGAAGCAATCGAATTAGACGACATCAATGGTTACGAATACTATCACGTTGCTCCGCATGATTATGCAGCACCATACAATGTTTCAATAACTCCGGGAGATTGGGAAAATACAACTGCTACTGTATTCACTCTAGGTGTAAGCGAGTGTATTGATATTCCAGATTTTTGGGTAGGTCAGAAATATGTTGTAACAAATGTTTCTTATAATATAATTTCATACGGTATTATTGCAGATCTAACAACAACATATGATTATCAAGGTAATGCTTGCGATACTATTACTGTTGATTTTAGAAACGGTGTAGCATTAACTAGCGGTGTTACAATTGACGCTAACAAGTGGCATGTATATGCAGATGATTATGTGTTAAGTGAAGAACTAATTTGGGGTCAGAGACAGAACTTAAATCAGTGTACTATTATGATTGAGTCTGGTCAGCACGAAGATCAATATCCTATTAAAGTTCCAGAAAACTGTTCCATTCGTGGTGATGAATTTAGACGTAGTGTTATTAAACCTGCGCCATTGCAAGGAACTCGTTATCCAGGTGTTAGTAGTTCTAAATGGTCAAATACCTACTTTTATCGTGATGCACAAATTGATGGCATAGTAGTTACTCAGTTTAATACAGGAACAGATTATGCTTCGGCAGTTTCGATAACTGCTGATTCTATTAACAACGATCCTATCACTGATACAGTAACATTTACTTTAGCATCGGGCGTTGCTGACAGCAGTTGGATTGGTAAGATTTTTAAAACTAGCGGAAGTGCTGATGCTCAAGGCGAAGTTCGATCAGTTAACAACGATACTTTTGAAGTATCTCTTGCACAAAATACTGTTGATTATCAGAAAGAAATAAACGATTACACTGTGAGCGTTGATTCAATTGCATCAGGTGATTGGCATGTGTACGAACCATATCGTTATGGCTACCACTATTTAAGAGACGAAAGTCGTCCGTTAAATGTGTTAAACACTGTTACTAACTTAGGCGGACACAACTTTGCAGCATTGTCTTTAGAAGAAAACAAAGAATTTATTCAAGAAGAGTGTATTGCATATTTAACAGCAACTTTTCCAAGTTTATCATACGATCAAGATAAGTGTTATCGTGATGTAGGTATAATTGTTGATGCATTAATTTACGACATGCGCCAGAGCGGATGGACATGGTCAGTTAATGCTGCTGATAGTTATAGAAATGTTGCAGTAGTTAAGACAGCACAACTTACAGAAACGATTGCTGCAATTGAACATATATGGACTGTCGGTGTACAGGTTATTATAAATCAGCCATCATTACCAGTACTTAACACTAATGGAATAGATCAGACTATTGAAGAACTTAGGGTTCCGGAAGCCAGTTCAGGCGCTGTCTTAAAAGACTTGATTAACATGATGAAGGGTATTATTAATAATGATCCCGCATACAACCCGCCTAAGTATAACGACCAAATGGACGTATTCTTAATGAATGACGCTACCATCAATCGTTATATCAGTGCTCAAGGCCATGGCGGCTTTATGAAAGTTTTAGATCCAGACGGTCAAATACTTGCTAAGTCCCCGTACACTCAAACTGCATCAAGTTTCTCTAAGAGTAAAAATAGACAAGTGTTTAGCGGTGGTATGTTTATCGACGGTTTTGCAGGTAATACAGTTGCACAACCTGCATCAATAACAAACGATTCAGAAGGTTACCCAGTTAAAATTAATATTACGGCAACCGGCGGGCTAGGTCGTCCTAGCATTGTACCAGGTGCAGGGTATATTAAACCACAGACTCCATGTTTCTTTGTACACGAAGGTACAACATATGAAGTAAGTTTTATCGGAAATTATGACCCGACATTTGGTACTGGCATTATTAACTTAAACCCACTACGTGCAGGCGGTATAAGCGGTATTACTAATGCCGCAGGTTCTGGATTTAGAACAGGCGCTACTAGAACTATTCCTGTAAGATTTAGCAATCCGACAAGAGTAGGTGGCTTGAAGGCAACAGGTACTGCAACTATTAACAGTTCAGGTGCAGTTACCGGGCTTACTGTAGAGTTTCCAGGTAGTGGTTACGAAAATGGTGTTACTGCATTTGCAGACTCAGATGGTCCAAAGATTGTTATTGGTAGTGCTCGTATAAGTTGGACATTAGGAACAACTGGCAATATTACTGCATACACTATTATTGATGGTGGTGAAGGATATGCTGTCGGTACTGTTATTAATTTCTCAACTACTAGCGATACGGCGACTGCAACAGTTGCTACTGTAGATGCTAACGGTGCTATTACCAGTATTACTATTAGCAATGACGGCAGCGGATATGCTACTGATCCTTTTGTAACTTTCGGAACTGCACAAAACTATACTATCACAGTTAAGCCTGGTTTTAATGTAACTGCTGCGCATCCATTGCCTAGTGAAATTACATTAATTACTGCTGGTAACCGTTCTATGTTGGCAAACGACTTTACACAGATGAACGATTTAGGATACGGTATTTTCTCAACCAACGGCGGTTTAGTTGAAAACGTTTCCATGTTTACTTACTATTGCTACAGTGCGTACTATTCATCAAATGGCGGCCAGTGTCGTTCTATTGGAGGATCAACTTCATACGGTCTTAATGGATTAAAAGCAGAAGGTAGCGATCCGTTAGAAGTTCCGGTATCAGTTAAAAACAAATATGCAATGACACAAATTGCGTCAGTTGTTTCAACAGGAAAGTATACAAACAGAGCAGGCGATTTTACAATTTATATCGATGGGTTAGATTATCCTCCGTTACCACAAAGTCAATTGGAAATTAACCACAATGGTGAAGTAACGTTATACAACGTCAAAAGTGCAACACAAGATGCTGACGACGAAACAATTTACAGTCTGTCAATTGATAACGGACAAGGTGAAGGGTTAACATTAGCAGTTGCAGATAATGCCGAAGTTACTGTTCGTGTTTATTACAATCTAAGTTTGTTAGATTTAAATGCAGAAACTCTAAGTCGTCCAAGTACTGTATTGACATTTGACGAAGATCCTAGTAATGTATACAGAATTTTAAGTTATACAGACCAAGGTGCAGATACTGCTCTTGCAGAAGGCGAAGCACCGTATAACTATATTCCAATGACTCCTTATATCGATGGCAGCGGACGATATGCACAAGGCTTGGGACAAATTACTATTACCGGCGGTGGCAGCGGATATACTCCGAGCAGTACAGTAGCCGCTGTAATTCCTGCTCCAAGTGTTGCAGGTTCTGCAACAGTTAGCGGTACGCAAACTGACACTGACTTAGTGACAATTTCTGGTGCTGCTAATACCATAATGATTGGTAGTCAGGTTAAGGTAGGCGGAGTTGATCCTGCAGGCGGTCCTACATATGTTATTTGGGTAAATGCTGCACAGACACAAATTAGAGTAAGTACTATTAACAATTGGGCTAGCGGTGCTAGTCTAACATTCCCAGGTGTGCAAGCAGTTGGATACGGTGTAACTAATGCATCTGGTGTTATTACTAGTTTAGTTCTTACTACAAACGGTGCAGGTTATGCGGCTACTACTGTAAGAAACATTACGTTTGCTAGCGGTGCTGCAACTGCTACTGCTTATGCAGACGGTATTGCTGGTACAAAATGGATTAAAATTGCAGAAATTGACCCTACTGATGAGGCTAGGATTGATTCCGGATTAACAGCAAGTACTCCTTATTACTATTACTTTGGTTTCGAAGGCGACATTTATAAGATTTTAGATTATAAGAGTGCAATCGAAACTGGTAACGTATGGGGAGAAGTACAAGTTGAGCGTGCTAGTGATAGCGCAGCATTACAAATCCAGATCCTATCAGCAAGTTTGCAAGCAGGTATTACATCAAACCAAGATGGTAGTGTAACATCACGTATTTCAACAATGCGTGTAACAGGACACGACATGCTGAACGTTGGTACTGGCGGATATGCTGACAGTAAGTATCCTAATGATTTATATGGTCCTCCAAATAATCCACCAGATACTGCATTAGAAGTTCAAGAAGTCGGAAAAGGTCGTGTATATTATACAACAACTGATCAAGACGGTAACTTCAAAGTTGGTAAGTATTTCTCCGTTGATCAAGGTAGGGGTACAGTAAGTATTAGTGCTCCGATCAGTTTAACAAATGTTGACGGTATTAGTTTCAAACGTGGCCAAACTTTAGTACAGGTATTCAGTGTCGACGGCACAATGGGTGGCAACAGCAATAACAGTGTACCAACAGAACGTGCAGTACAAAGTTATGTAAACAATCGTTTAGGCTTAAACAGAAACAATACCACAGCAGGCGTTGTTCCTATTGGTAGCGGGTTCTTAGACTTGGGTGGCGTTCGGGAAATGGATGCTGACATCAAGATGGGTGCAAATAGAATCACCGGAATGGCTGATCCTATAAACGACCAAGACGCTGTTACTAAGAAGTATGTTCAAGATACTTATGTAAACACCAGCGGCGATACAATGGTTGGTCCATTGTATACTAGAATAATGCAGCCTACTGCTGATAACACCTATTTCTTAGGTACAGCAAGTGCTAGGTACAGCGTTGTAAATGCAGTTACAATAAACGGTACTACAGTAAATGCCAATAACTTTAACGGAACTGCTACAAGAGTATCAAACAATTTAAGTTTAGGTGTATCAGGAACCGGTCTAAGCGGAAGTGCTACATTTGATGGTGCATCTGCACAGACATTTACTGTTACTAGTAATGCTACTAATGCAAACACAGCAAATACAATTGTTGCAAGAGATGCTAGTGGTAATTTTGCCGCCGGTACCATTACATTAAACAGTATTACTAAGAGTGGTACTAACGGCGCTGGCGACATAGGTCAAACTGATAATAGATTTGCTACCGTGTACGCTACGACATTTAGTGGAGTTGCTGTTACTGCTAGATACGCTGACTTGGCAGAAAAATATTTACCAGATGCAAAAATGACTCCAAGTACTGTTGTAGTATTTGGTGGTGAAAAAGAAATAACTAAATCATCCGGCTACATGGATCGTAGGGTAGCAGGTGTTATTTCTACAGATCCTGCTTACAAAATGAACAGTGAACAAGAGGGCGGAGTTTACGTTGCTCTACAAGGTCGTGTACCGTGTCGTGTAGTTGGCAAGATTAGAAAAGGTGATATGCTTGTTACTAGTGAAGTACACGGTGTTGCTACAGCATCTGATAATCCAGTAATGGGGTCCGTAATAGGCAAAGCATTAGAAAATTATGATAGCCAACATGTTGGTATTATTGAAGTTGTAGTAGGGAGAATTTAATGGCATTTTTATATATTAACACTGGTACAAGTTCGAACAAAGGAGACGGTGATACTCTGCGAACTGCTTTCCATAAGATTAACACTAACTTTAGTCAGATAGGAAACGAAACTACTTCGACAGTTACTATTACTGATAATAGTGATGTTGCAGTAGTTGATATTAAAGTATATCAAGGAAGTTTTGAGTTACCAGTAAGTCCTGCTACACATGCTCCGTTGTTTAGTTTTGATACTGCAATTCATAGAAGCGCAAGCATTGATATATACGCAGAAGATACTATTGCAGGAACACAAGATTCCGGTAGTAGTTACATGGTAACATGGAATAGTACAACTAGTCATGTGCTAGGAACAGGCATCGTAAGCCTAAGTCAAAATGGAACTACTAGAAATGCATTGTGGGATTTAGATACTGATATAGTAGACAATGATTTAAGAGTATTAGCAAACAATGTATCTGGTACTACAACTAGTAATGTTATTTCGTGGAAAGCAAAAGTAAGTTTATTTAGGTTATAAAAATGGCGGCACCAACATGGTTAACAAAGGCAGGTCTATTAGGTACAGTAACGGAACGAACAGCCGTAACGATTCCGTTTGCAGCAAGCGGGTCTGATACTACCTTTACACTTCTTTCGGGAACATTACCTAACGGCCTTGTTCTAAAAGTATTAACGACTGCAACAAGTACAGCAACTACGGGTTACATAACCGGTAATCCTATGAGTGTTCCAACAAAAATAAGTTCGGAATTTGTCATTCGGGCTAGGAATGATGTTGGAATTTCAGATAGAACGTTTGTGCTAGACACTATAGGAACTACTGCTCCTATTTGGGTAACGACGGCCGGTTATCTTCCAATAGGTACAAGCGGAGAATGTTTCGGTGTTAACCGTCATACTGTTGATTATCAATTATATGCATTGCCGAATATATTGTTTGAAAACATGAAGATGCGTTATTATATTGCAGATGGTGACGGACAAATTCCTAGAGGACTAAGGCTAACAGAAGACGGACGCATTATTGGTACTATTGACGAGATTACTGTATCAGAAGAATATGGCGCAGCAAGTAGTGCAGGGTACGACACTGAGTTTTATGATAGATATCCATATGACAGTGCTGTAATTATTGGTGATATTTCCACAAGACCCAAGTTGCTTAAAAAAATATATCAATTTTATATAACAGCAACTGATGGTTATGAAATTTCTAGAAAACAATTTAAAATTCAAGTATTAGACCATAACAGTTTAAGAGGCGACACTTCTTATATTTCTTCAGATGCAGAATGTTTTCAAGCAGGCGATAGTTACTTGTTTACTCCAACTTGGTTAAGTCCTGCTAACTTAGGTATCCGTCGTGCTAATAATTATCAAATAATTGATCTTAAAACATACGATCCTCATCCTGCAATTGGCACAAACGAATGGACATGGGATACATTAACAGTTAATCCTGAAATAAGAGTAGAAGCAGACACACAAGCAAATACCGGTCCAGACGGGTTTGAAGTAGTAATGCGTGGAGTTGTAGACACGTATGCATATTTGCCTGCGGCAATACAAGGTGATTTATATCGAGTGTCAGATGAAAATACTAATTATGTATTTGACGGCACAGATTGGATTTCAGCAGATTTTTATCCTAAGTATAATAGAGCAGGAACATCAACAGTTCATATTAAAAATTTAACCAGTTTACCTCAGGTAGGTCATCAGTTTAGATTAGACAATTATTTAGAAAGCGCATTAAACACTACAACATATACAATTAGTTCAGTAACAGGAACCACAACAAGTTGTCAAATTGGTATACGATACAATGATCGATTAGTAGATGATGTATTAATTTATGATACAATTTTGTTAGATAACATTTCAGACGGAACTGTTTTTTACATAGGTACTGCTAGTGAAAAGCCCTTAGGGTTTAACCTAAATCCAGAGACTGGTGATTTGTATGGACAAATTCCATACATACCTGCATATAACTTAGATTATAAGTTTACCATTAGAATGATTAAAAATGATGTTAAAACTGGAGATACAAGTTATTTAGATAGAGTATTTCAATTAAGGTTGCAAGGAAGTATCAATACAGATTTGGGATGGATATCTACTGCAACAATTGGCACTATAAGAGCAGGATTACAAAGTGAGTTGTTTGTAAAAGCAGAACATGAAAATTTTCCTGATCTAGACATTCAATATAAGTTAACTTCCGGAGAATTACCTAACGGATTAGAATTTAAAAATGATGGTAGCATTGCAGGCAAAATACCATACGGCGGATTAACTGATGTAGATGCCGGCAATTTTACAATTGACAGTGATAATACAAAAATAGATCGTGCGTTTACGTTTACTGCAGAAGCAACAAATGCATATAGGCTTGCTACTATTGATCAAACATTTACTATTTTAATAGATGATAATGATAGAACTCCTTACAGTTCTGTCTATATTCGTCCGTTTATGAATAGAGATCGGCGTAAGAGTTATAGAAACTTTATTAATAGCACTAACATCTTTAATGAAGATGTGCTATATCGTCCTGCTGATCCAGCATTTGGTCTACAAAAAGAAATACGAATGACCATTGAATATGGTCTAGAAAGATTAAACCTTGCTGAATACATTATAGGATTACAATATTATTTTTACAACAAGAGATTTTATTTTGGTGCAGTTAAAACTTTGCCTGCAGAGGACGAAAAAGGCAATTATGTATATGATATTGTATACTTAGATGTGATCGACAATCAAATAAACTCAGCAGGTAAAAGTCCAGATAGTATAAGTTTTTTAATTAATTCACAATTAGTTGATTTATATTCTGACAGTACAGTCAATTGGCGAAATAGTTTAGAAAGTATTCCTATTTACGGCGATGTTATTAAAACTGACGAATACTTACGTCCGAGATTTATGCGTACTGTACAATCAATTACAGGTGCTCCTTTGGGATTTATTAAGGCGGTTCCTATTGCATATATAAAACCTGGAGAAGGTAAAAACATTGTTCGTAAGATACAGTTAAGTGGATTTGATTTTAAACTAATGGACTTTGAAGTAGACCGATTATTAATTGATCAAACCTTCGATTACGATGGCGATAAATACCTCAAGTTCCCAATAAAGAATATTGATGATCCGCAGACATTAAACGTGTTAGCAGGCCCAGACGGTATTATCATTCTTGACGAAGATGGAAACGAACTTTTAGTTGAATAATATATGAGTACCATAAGCAATTTACCATCGTTAACTACAGTTACAAATGATGTTTCTCTGATAGCAGCGCAGGAGGGGAAAACATATCAAACTACTGTAGGCGACTTAGGAACATTCTTTAGTAGAGAAACTGCGGTAGGTGCAACTGGTGCCACTGGACCAATTGGTCTAAGAGGAGCAACAGGAAGCGGCGCAACTGGTGCTACTGGATTAGTAGGTCCTGCAGGAGTTGATGGTGCTAGCGGTGCAACAGGCCCAAAAGGTGATAGAGGCGAACCAGGCGCTACAGGCGAACAAGGCATTGCAGGAACGGCGGCGGCTCAAGGTGCTACCGGATCTACAGGTGCAACTGGTGCAACTGGACCCTTAGGATCTACAGGCGCAACAGGTCCTGCAGGTGCAACTGGTGCAACTGGACCCTTAGGATCTACAGGAGCATTAGGAGCAACTGGTCCGCAAGGTATTCCGGGCACTGCAACTTATGCAGGTGGTACAGGGTCAACCGGATCTACTGGTTCTACTGGCCCTGTAGGCAATGACGGCAATGACGGGGCTACTGGTGCAACAGGGCCGCAAGGCATTCAAGGCATTGCAGGAACTGCGGCATTGCAAGGAGCAACAGGTTCATCTGGTGCAACTGGACCTCAAGGAAATATAGGAACAACAGGTGCTACTGGACCACAAGGAATTCCAGGTACCGCAGCAGCACAAGGTGCTACAGGTGCAAGTGGAGCAACAGGTCCTGTGGGCGGGCCAGGTGCAACAGGTGCTTCTGGATTACAAGGATCAGAAGGCATACCAGGACCACAAGGAAATATAGGCGCTACTGGTGCCAGCGGTGCTGACTCCACAGTACCAGGTCCACAAGGTGCTACTGGTGTTCAAGGTGCTACAGGTGCTGGCGCTACTGGAGCCGAAGGTATACCAGGACCAGATGGTGCAACAGGCGTAACGGGGCCTACTGGCGCTACTGGAGCAGGTGCTACTGGTGCTACTGGCATAGGATCAACCGGTGCAACAGGTAACCAAGGAGAGCCAGGTGCTACCGGAGCAGGTGCTACTGGTGCTACTGGTAATCAAGGAGGCACAGGTGCTACTGGTGCGTTAGGTGCAACAGGAGAACTTGGTGCAACAGGTGCTACTGGACCTCAAGGTATTCAAGGTGTGAGCAATGTGCCTGGTGCAACAGGAGCAACTGGCCCAAATGGACCGCCGGGTGTAAGTACTGAAGGCGGGACTGGCTCAACAGGCGCTACAGGATCAACTGGCCCGCAAGGCGAAATTGGTGCGCAAGGCGAAATTGGTGCTGCTGGCGCTTTTGGTGCTACTGGTGCTACTGGTTTATATGTAACTACTGCAACATTAGTCGACGGTAATATTAATTTAGAGTTTACTTTAAATGATAGTACTACAATAACAGTAGGGCCTATAACTGGCGCAACTGGTCCAACGGGTTCAACAGGTGCTACTGGTCCAGAAGGAAATTTTGGTGCAACTGGCGCAACAGGGCCCGACGGAGCAACTGGCGCTGATGGTGCTACCGGTGCTACCGGACCTTCAGGTGCAACTGGTCCAGATGGTATTCCGGGATCATTTGGGGCTACTGGATCTACTGGCGCAACTGGACCACAAGGAAGTGCTGGTGCAGTAGGTGCATCTGGAGTATCAATTACAACTGCTAGTATAATATTAGACGAATTAGTCTTAACGTTATCAAATGCAACTGATATAGTTGCAGGTAATGTTAGAGGTGCAACTGGACCAGCAGGTCCGTCAGGTGCAACTGGACCAGCAGGTCCGTCAGGTGCAACTGGTGCTGCTGGTACTGAGGCCAACACATTACTAGTTACAAGCACAACTGCTAGTACATACTATGCGGGGGCACAAGAATTAAATATCGGAAGTACAGTTGTAGCAAGAGATATAAACGGAATAATTTATGGTACAGCAACATCTGCACAATATGCTGACTTAGCAGAAAAATATCTAACAGATCAAGAATATGATGTAGGTACAGTAGTAATGGCAGGCGGGGACCGAGAAGTAACTGCTGTGAAAAATAATGATTGTTATGCAGTAGGTGTTGTATCTGAAAAACCTGCATATAGAATGAACGAAGAATTAGAAGGCGGTACATTTATTGCTTTAACAGGGCGTGTGCCTGTTATGTTAGCGACATTTGTAAGAAAAGGTGACCCCATTTATCCTTGGGGTGACGGTAAAGGTACTAATGTACCAAATAGTCGATCACCATTTGCATTTGCTTTAGAAGACGGTGGGCCCGGTTTAGTGGAGTGTTTAGTTAAATGAGTACCATAAGCAATTTACCAGTATTAACTACTGCAACGGGAGAAACAATAGTTCCTGCAATTGACACAAGCGTATTAGGTGCAAGGCCAACAGTTCAAGTAAGTTTAGATACAATAGCAGAATATATTCTAACACAACAAAATATTGCCACTACATCAACGCCCGGTGTTGTTATTGTAGGCAATGGATTAGAAATAGATAGTACTGGAACTATATCAGTAAGTTTAGATGTATCAGGAGCCACTGGCGCAACAGGTATTCAAGGTGCTACTGGAGCAACCGGCTTGCAAGGTTCAACTGGTGCTAGACTAACTGCTGTAATTTCAATTGTTAAACCTGCAGAATCTACGGCAGGTGACATGTGGCTAGACGTTGGAAACTCGGGACAATTATTAACATACAATGGCAGTATTTGGGTTGCAGCAGCACCTGGTGGAGCCATAGGAAATAATGGTGCTACTGGAGCAACTGGACTGCAAGGTATTCCGGGTACTGCGGCGGCATTGGGTGCAACTGGTTCTACGGGTGCAACCGGAGCACCAGGCGCAACTGGAAGTTTAGGTGCAACAGGGCCGCAAGGATCAGTAGGTTCTACAGGTTCTACAGGAATAGGCTCACCGGGTGCAACCGGAAGTTCAGGCGCAACTGGGCCAAGCGGATTAAATGGCGTGGACGGAGATCCGGGCTCTACTGGTTCAACTGGACCACAAGGACCACAAGGAACTCCGGGTGGTGCTACTGGACCACAAGGTTCAACTGGTGCAACTGGATTCCCCGGTATAACTGGAAATGAAGGTGCTACTGGTGCTACAGGAAGTGGTGCTACAGGATTAACTGGTTCTCAAGGAGATCAAGGAGCAACTGGAGTACAGGGATTAACAGGTTTAACCGGTGCTACCGGTGCAGGTGCTACTGGAGCAACCGGTATTGGTACTCCAGGTGCTACTGGTGCAGGGGCAACAGGTGCTACTGGTCCACAAGGAGAATTTGGGGCAACAGGAGCGGCAGGATCTGAAGGTGCCACGGGTGCAACCGGTTTAGACGGTCCAGCAGGAGCAACAGGTGCTGATTCAACAATTCCTGGTTCTGCAGGTGCTACTGGTCCGCAAGGTCCAAACGGGCCCGACGGATCAACTGGTGCTACCGGGCTAGGAGCAACAGGTGCTACTGGTCCGCAAGGAAACGACGGGAACATTGGAGCAACAGGTGCTACCGGTGCGCAAGGATTTGGTGCTACTGGCGCTACTGGATTGACGGGATCTGTTACAGTAACTAGTAGCGCACAGACTCCTACTTCTACAGGAAATCCGGGCGAAATTACTTATGATAGTTCATATATGTATGTTTGTGTAGCAACTGACACATGGATAAGAACAACAATAGACACAACCTGGTAATAAATTATGGCAATAAGTTTTCCAAACGATCCTAACAACGGCGACATATATACATATGATGGCTACCTTTGGGTTTACAATTCTACTTCAACTGCTTGGTTAGCAGGGCCACTACCTGGAGGTGCTACCGGCGCTACTGGTCCAGGAGGGGTCGGAGCAACTGGTGCAACCGGAGTTACTGGTGCTACTGGAATTCCAGGTACTGCTGCACTACAAGGCGGCACAGGTGCTACAGGTGCCAACGGCGCTACAGGGTTAACAGGTGCTACTGGTTCTGGAGCCACTGGTGCAACAGGGCCGCAAGGATCAACTGGTCCACAAGGGTCAACTGGAGCACAAGGAGTTGGTGGTACAGGTGCTACTGGAGCACAAGGTGCCACTGGCTTAGATGGAGCAACTGGACCTGCCGGTTCTACTGGTGAACAAGGTATTCCAGGAACCGCAGCAGCACAGGGCGGCACAGGCGCTACAGGTGCTGACGGGGCGACTGGGCCTGCCGGGGCGACTGGAGCAGGTGCTACAGGCGCTACTGGAACTAATGGATCAAATGGTTCTACTGGAGCGACTGGTCCAGCAGGTTCCACAGGACCTAGTGGAGTTGGATCGACAGGTGCTACTGGACCGACTGGTGCTACTGGCACAGCAGGTGTAAGTAATGTGCCAGGTGCTACTGGGCCAGCAGGCGCCACTGGTGCTGCTGTATTAGTCGGCAATACTTATACTGTTCAAACTCTATATGTAAACACATTGACAGTATCATCAGCAGGCGCTGCAAATATTGTTTCTGGTAATGACTTAAACTTATCAGCAGTAGGCAATGTCAAAGTAAACAGTCCGTTTATTCTTTCTACTTGCACAACTTCAACATTAACTACACTGTCATTAACTACTACTCCAGGTGCTATGATGTTTGCAATAGATGCTGTCGGAGTGGCGCAGCCAGTTTATTTTGATGGCACTTATTGGTGGACATACGATAGAACAAGGATTTACTAATGTTGCACAAGTTTTATGTTGTTGCAGAAGATGCAATTAGTAAAGACTCTTTAAAACAAGAATTAGTTTCAGATACAGGGGACGAAGCAATACCTACAAGAACAGTAGATATTGTAGACGACATGCCGCACAGCAATCATAACTCCGCGGTGTTACTAACACAGGAAGAAGCAGATGCATTGTTAAGCGATTTACGAATTGTAGATGTGCATAGAGATCCTTACGAATTAGGTGTGCAAAAAAGTCCATTTGGTATTAGACCAGGCAATTATAGTAAAAGTGCTATAGCAAACACTAATAATAAAAACTGGGGACTCCTTAGGGCTGTAAGCACAACACACAATTTTGGACTGAATACAACTATAGCAGCAAATGTTCCGTTTAACTTAGATGGTACAGGCGTTGATATTGTTGTTATCGATACAGGAGTAGAACCTAATCATCCAGAGTTTGCAGTCAATGCAGACGGTACAGGCGGTAGTCGTGTAGTAGATTATGACTGGTCACAGCACGGCATCATGAGTGTTCCTACTGGAGGATTTTTGGGTGACTGTGACGGACACGGTAGCAATTGTGCAAGTATTGCAGGGGGTAATACATGCGGTTGGGCCAAAGGGTCTGCCATTTATACTCTACGTTCAGTAGGGGACGGTACCGCTGGTCCCTATACAGATATTACAGACGGAAGAACATTGGCATTGTTGGACGATTTTCAAATTTGGCAAACTCTACGAGCATGGCATAACTCTAAGCCTGTAGACCCTGTAACTGGTTACAAACGTCCTACTATTGTTAATTGTAGTTTTGGATTTAACATAACCTATAGAGATGTAACCAACATTAATTATAGAGGAAGTTTAACCGGAGCAACTACTACAACTGTTGCATACGGTACTATAGGAGTTCCAGAAGGCGGCAGCGGTGTTCATGGATATAGGTATACTGCAATAGATGCCGAAGTTGCTGCTACTATTGCTGTTGGAATTATAGTTGTTGGTGCTGCCGGAAACGATCGTCATAAAATAGATGTGTTAGGCGGAGCAGATTATAATAACTATTGGACAAGTTCTTACTACGGAAGTAGTTTTTATTATCATAGAGGTTCGACTCCTGCTGCAACATCGGGAGTAATCACAGTAGGATGTATTGCAGCAGTTGCTACTAGTAATCCTGATCCTGAACATAAACGCAATTTTAGTTGTGCTGGTCCTAAAGTAGATGTATGGGCACCCGGTGATTATATTATGGGTGCATATGCTAACGCTGCATATGCAGGTCCTGCGGTTGCTGATACAAGAAGTGCTGGTACATACACGTACTATCTAAATGCAATTTCAGGAACTAGTCAATCAAGTCCTCAAGTTGTAGGATTATTAGCATGCATATTACAAGCAAGACCTTGGATGACCCAACAAGATTGTCGTAATTTTATCGAAGCATACGGTAGCAATTGGCTTGCCGATGAAACATATTATAGTGGGACTAATTACGGTTCTTGGGGAAATCTACAGGGCGGCCCTGCTAGAGCACTATACCAACCATTTAATTTACCTGACCCACTAACAATCCGTGGCTAAATATCTACAACTAACAAGAGATTCTTATGAGCAGTACAGCAACAACTTATATCAATAGTATTAACACCAATTATCCAATTCCTGGAGTAGATAATGACACTCAGGGATTTAGAGATAACTATTCAAACATTAAAAATGCGTTAACATCAGTTGCAAGTGAAGTTAACGGACTACAAACAAATACCGCAAGGTTAGATGAAAGAAATGATTTCGGGTACGAAGGAAATATCTACAGGGCTGTATTAGACTCAGTAGGCTTAAAAGTATTTACAGTTCTCGAAGATGTGACTGAAATTAGTGCATTAAATGGAAACTATCAACAAGTGGGTATTACAGGTAATATCAGTTTAGGAGTTGTTAACTGGCCAAGCGCAGCAATAGAAGGCAAGGTTAAATTAGAAATTAAAAATAATTCTACTACAACTAATGCTACTGTAACTTTCAATAACACATTAGGCAGTATTAAAAAAGAATCTAGCCTAACATTTCCCTACACGGTAAGTTCTACTACCTCGCCTGATCCATTTTTCTTTGAATTATGGACTGTAGATGCTGGTGCAAATGTTTATGTAAAATTATTAGGGGGCCCTTTTGTTTAATCCATTAATGGAAGATTTGTCTAAATTAAAGGACAACGAAGTTGAATCCAAAGTTTTAGAACTTGGTAAAAAATATGCTATTGCTGCACGATCTGGAATGAATGATGTTATTCCACAGATACTTGTTGCATTAGAAGCATATCGATTCGAAATGTCGAAAAGAAGTCAAAGAGCACTGCAAGACACTTCAACTAAATTAAATGGTGAAATTGATGGCTTGATTAATGTAGATTAATCTGTTATACTTAACAGATGAAAACTACAGAATACGGTGATATATTATTAACTTCAGATGAAGTTTTTAAAGCCATATATTCTGGACAAATAACAGATATTAAATCTGTTATACTCGCCGACTTAGACGAATTAATTAAATTTAATTCTGCTGTTAAGATAAATTATGACGATATTTCAGAATTAAAATCTTATTCTGAACATACAGAATCTGTAGATCATTTTGACAAAAACAATCAACAAAACTGGTTTATGCCGGATGAGTATAAACAAATAGATATTGAAGAGTATCTAGTTAGTATTTGTCCAACAGAAAACTACGAAAGATTAGTAGAAGAGTTAAGTCTATTCCGCCAGCATGGCATGATGGATGTATTAAAATATCTTAAATACTTTGTAGACACAATGCGTGAGCATAAAATTGTATGGGGAGTAGGTAGGGGCAGTTCGGTCGCTAGTTATTGCTTATACCTGTTAGGTGTTCACAAAATTGATAGTGTAAAATACAAACTTGACATTAACGAGTTTTTAAAATAAGGAGTCCAATATGAGACAATATAGAACAATGAAAGGCAAAATGGTCGACATGGATCAATTGCTAGAAAAGAATCAAACAATGCCAGCAGTTGGTAATGTCAGAATGAATGCTCGAGGCGATGAATTAGGTCCTGGCGGAAAGATTGTTAAGCGTAGAGAAGAGCAGATTAATGCCTACTACGAAAATAATCCGGCAGCCGCAGTTAAACAATCTACTCCTAAAGCATCGAACACAGTTGTACAAGATTCAGTAACTTATTCGAAAGGTAAAAAATGAAAGTACAAGGCAAAATTGTTCCATTGTCTAATAAAGTTCTAATTTCAAATATGAACTTTGACGGACAAAAAACATTTTCCGGAATTATTATTCCGAGTGATAACGGTAAAGTAAGCGGTATCCATCCTCGATGGGGTAAAGTATGGGCAGTCGGTCCTGATCAATCTGATGTCAAAGTAGGTGAATGGATCTTAGTAGAGCACGGAAGATGGACTCGTAGCATCGAACACGAACTTGATAATGGTAAAAAAATAGAGTTGCGTATGGTAGATAATAGTGCTATACTGATGTCAGCAGACAATCCGCCAAATGATATTTTGCTAGCATTTCAAAATACTGAACCTGCAAAAGATGTACCGTTACCGGGAAATTAAATGACAAATTTATTTAGAGACCAAGAAAAATTTATGCGGGCATGCGATCAAACAGTAGACGACCATAATGACAAGCAGTATAAACTTTACAGTGATTTAATTGCTGAAGAATTTAAAGAATTTAACGTAGCAGTTGAACAAGGAGATCGAGAAGAGCAGTTAGATGCATTGTTAGACATTCTTGTGGTTACTATTGGTGCTATCCATAGTGGAGGCTTCGATGGAGAAGCAGGCTGGAAAGAAGTCATGAGTTCTAACTTTGCTAAGATTGATCGAGAGACTGGCAAGGTACGCAAGCGTGAAGATGGAAAGGTCATGAAACCACTAGGTTGGGTAGCACCTAATCTAAAACCTTTCGTTAAGTAAAAACATCCAATAGGGCTTGACTAGCCCTATTCTTCCATATATAATATCAATATGGGATATACAAGATCATACAATGTTGCCAAGGCTGCACAAGAAATTAATGCAGCAGCCTACGATGCAACTGATTCTAGAATGGACGGATTTATCTGTTGGGGAGCCAAACAGGATCTATATAGACTTAAATGGGTACTAGAAGATGCTTTGAATCGATGTCCAAAATTTTCAGTTGAAGACGATTGGCTTAAAGAACAAGAGCAGACAAGATTGTTAAATCTATTAAGGAAAAATAATGGAAATGCTACTTAATATTTTAATTCTTGTAGTTGTTGTAGTCGGCTATCTTATTAGCAAACTACCTAATGATTGCACAGGAGATTGCAAAAATGATATTTAATAAAATTAAACAACTAAAACACGACGGATTAAAAATTGGAATAACGTTTAGTACTTTTGATTTACTTCATGCAGGACATATTGCTATGTTAGCAGAGGCTAAAAATCATTGTGATTATCTAATTGCTGCGTTGCAAACAGATCCTACTATTGATCGGCCGGATAGCAAGAATCCGCCTGTTCAAACTATTGTAGAAAGACAAATACAATTGAGTGCTACTCGAAATGTAGACGAAATAGTTATCTATCAAACTGAAAAAGATCTCGAAGATCTCTTGCTTATTTTACCAATTGATGTTAGAATATTAGGTATAGAGTACAAAGATAAAGACTTTACTGGTAAAAATATATGTGCTAAACGAAATATTGAATTGGTGTTTAACGGTAGAGATCATTCTTTTAGTTCTTCAAGTTTACGAAAACGAGTAGCACAAGCAGAAAGTAAAAAATGAAAATTCAGATAGTATCAGACCTCCATTTAGAATTTAGCGATATTGTTATAGAAAATAGCAAAGGTGCCGATGTTCTAATTCTCGGAGGAGATATTATGGTTGCGGCGAAAGTTCACAAGCCCGAAAGCGAATACGGTATACGATTCCGTAACTTTCTAAAGCAAGTTAGTAATACATTCCCCCATGTTGTTTACGTTATGGGAAATCACGAGTTTTATGACGGTGGCCGCTGGGTTCAGGGTATTGAAGAAATGCGCACGGCCTGCGGTATTTACGACAACATTTATCTCCTAGAGCGTGATATGAAAATCATCGATGATGTGCTGTTTGTAGGCGGAACACTTTGGACTGATATGAACAAAGGTGATCCTCTTACTCTACATGCTGTTAAAGACATGATGATGGACTATCGTGCTATTAAAAACGATGAAAAAGGGTATACTTCTTTAAAGCCATATGACTCAGCAATGCGTCATCGTGAAACAAAAGAGTATATTAAACACGTTGTCGGTGAAAACAAGGACAAGAAGATAGTTGTAGTAGGACATCACGCACCTAGTTACCAAAGTGTTCATGAACAGTATCGCAGTGACCCGTTAATGAACGGTGCGTACTATAGTAGCCTTGAGGATATTATGCTAGACAATCCGCACATCAAATTGTGGACACACGGCCACATGCACAATGCTTTTGACTACATGGTTGGTGAAACTCGTGTAGTATGTAATCCTCGTGGTTATCACCAATCATTCGGGTGGAGTGAAGATACTGGTTGGGATCCTGAATTAATTGTAGAGGTTTAAATGAAAATTGGTTTAAGTTTTAGTAGGTGTGTTAGAGATATCTGGGAAGGTCGTGTAGACAGTCATGATGTACTAGTAATCATTGCTAGAACAAACTTTAACCCAAATGATGACGCACAATGGGAAGGTATTTGGCAAGGATATCATCACGGTGGTGTGTGGAATCACCCGGAATGGCAGGGCATTGACAACGAGG